AGAAGGAAGATGACCCAATCCTCACGTTTACCTTCTGTGATTACTGGAGTTTCGTATTTAGCAAGTTCGATAAACTTGACGTTGAAATTATTGTTGTCCATAAGTTATGTATTCGTTATCGCTACTATGTGAGACGTATATACTCGCTCCGTTTGGCAGCTTGTTAACGCTAAATTCATTTGCTGGAATGTCAGTAACAAAAAGACGGTCGTAATAGATTATTTCGTCTTCGTCATTTAGTAGCTTAAAGTCGTAAACTCGGTTATTAAGCAAATCGTCTGTGATATCTATCTCAACTGAATAGTAGTACTCTTCCTCAGTTACACCTTCTACATCATATAGAAAGTAAACATTGCGTGAGTCATCCCTAAGTACACACTTTGTTACTACAGGGTCTTTTAATACTAAGCTGAATGTCTTAACCTCAGCGTCTGACGTTGTTACTATCATATATTAATAACTTAAAAGCGCTGAATTGTTTTGAAATAAAAAAAGGGAGACTAATTGCCTCCCTCCTTTTTTTCTAATTTATTGGTATCTTAAGAAGTAATAATGTCAGAAGTTGTTAAACCAAATACTGCAGCTAACGTAGTCTCATCTGTACAGTCCAAGAAAGGAGCTGGGATGTTTTCCATAGCTGTTAGTGTTAAGTTGTATCCGTTGAAGTCACCCATAGCAGTACCTGAAGAGATAGTACCAGCAGTTACATCACATCCTCTTTCAAGACCAGCTAAGAAGTAGTTTCCTGAACGTGTACGCACTACTACGTGAGGACGTCCATAAGCTAATAACTTAACTGTTTTGTGTGTTGTAGGGTCAAGAACTTTAAACTGAGCTACAATTGTTTGCTCGAAGAAAGTAGTTCCGTTGTCACGTGAAGTTTGAATAGTCTGCTCGAATGAGTTAGCACCTTTCAATTCCCACTTGTACAAGTCAGTAACTCCAGCTACATCTACAATTACATCTTCTAAACCTACTGATGAAGAGAAAGTAACGTCTGTAGGGTAGTTAATACCGTAATTAATGAAGTAGATAGCATCTAATCCTGAGATTCCGTCTTTACACGCTTCTAATCTACCGTTTGAAATATCACAAGCCATATCTTTTTTGTTTTTAAAAAAAAGGGAGGGAAGTTAGACCGCCCTCCCCTTCTTTGGTTTATTAATTAATTATAGAGTAGTGTCATAGATTACACAATCTTCTAAAATACCGATTTGAGTACCAGCAGTGTATCGCATAACGAAACGTACGTTTTGTGACCCGTCAATCATTGCCATGTCGATAATTTTTACTTCGTTTGCATCGTTCAAGATGCCAGTTCCGAAGAACAAGTTCTCAGTAGTAGTAGCTAACATTTGGTTGTTAGAAAGTCCGTTAGCAACAAAGATAGATACTCCGTCAAAAGACAAACCTGACCCCATTCCGTACCATTGTGTACCTTGTGCGTTAGTACCAGCAGCACCAACACCAGCAGCAGCAAATCCACCCAATGCACGAACATAAGCTCTAGCTACATTTTGAGAAACATATACTTTCAAACCTTCTTTACCGTACAAACGAGATGGAAGAGCATCAACTACTTTACCCATTTCGTCAATTACGTTAGTAGCGTCTACAGTAACACCACCTACAGACTGTCCTACAGGAATACCTGTTCCAGCTTCAGCTAATGCTTGAGTAAACAATCCGTCAAATTCTCCAGCTGTTGCAGTATCACCACCCCACAAAGACAATTCAGTAGCTTCAGAAACTTGTCCAAGCATACGAGCAATTAAGAATTGTTGGAATGATGGAGGAAGGTTGTCATAAGCAGAGTAACCCATAGAAACCGCATCCCAATCAGAACGGAAATCTTTCTTACAAAGAAGAGCGTTAACTTGCAATTCTTTAGGCTCAAGAACACGCTCTGTCAAAGTGATATCTCCTGTAGCAGAGAAGTCACAAGTAGCGTTAGCAATTAAAGAAGTGCTGTCAAAACGCTTCATTGTTTGCTTGTACTTGATGTTAGGGATAACGGTAACACCTCCGTTTTCGATAGTGTTTGCGCTCAATAACGCTGCACCAATGTACTTACCTGCTGATTCACCAGCGTAAGTAGTTGTAATGTCTAATGATGTTGGCATTTTATTTAATTTAAGATTTATTTCAATTTGTTTAACACTCTGTCAAGTGATGACATAGAACGGTTTTTAGCATACTTAAATACCTCAGCTTTTTGCTCGTTCTCAGGGTTGTACTGGATAGGCTTAATATCTTCTACAGCGCTTAACTCAGTAGCATTTTTAAGAGCAGCTAGTTCAGCTTTAAGTTCTTCGTTTTCTGCTTTGATTTTTTCGATTTCAGAGAAAAGAGTTTCTTTGATAATAGACTCGATAGTTTTCTTAGGCTGACGAGTTTCTTCACTCATCTCTTCCTCTACTACTTCTGTCTCAGCTTCAGGAGCTGGAGCTTCTTCTTCTTCAGTCTCTTCAACTTTCTCTTTGATTTCAGCAATGATACCTTCTTCTTCTACTACGAGAATAAGTTCACCGCCTTCCATTTCATACTCGCCTACAGGCATAGGTACATTACCCTCTTCTGTTACGATGAATACCTCTGCACCAGCTTCAAATACTTCAGCTTCGATAACTGTAGTACCGTCTAATAGACGTGCCTGTGCTAACTTAACTTCAGTCTCTAGACCAAGTAAAGTTTTTATTTGTTTGATTGCTTCGTTTGCTTTCATGTTATTTATTGTTATTTAAATTGTGGCAAATCGGTTGTTTTCTTTAAATCAATTAATAATGCTTTTAATTGTACTAATGAAGTATATCCTTTTTTATATTCAGGATTTTCCATTGCATTTAATCCTAATGATTTTAATTTATTTTCTATTTCACTAAAATTATTTTCTAATTCAGGTATAATATCATTTAATCCCATCAGATATGCAGACCTAGTTCCTTTAAAATTTGATATTTTACCTTCATTACTTGTAATCCATTGAGAAACTGATTGCCAATATTTAAATAATTCAGGAATGTCAGAATATTTTTTTAATTGAGAATCGGCTTTTTTTTGTACATCCTGTATGTAACCCAATTCTACCTTTACTTCAGCAAGTTCTACGTTTTTTTCAAACTTGCTCAACTTGTCTAATACACTTTTATTCATAACTTATTAACTATTTGGTTTTTATTTGTTGCATTTTTAAGTATTTATGCAAATTGCTTTAAAATAAACGCAATGTTTTCTCTTCTTGTTTCTATTGAATCCATAATATCAAAAAGTGCAAAATTATCTTTAGAATCACTTGGACTTATTCCTAGTTCTTGTAAGGCTTTAACGTATTTAGATTGTACATCTTTACCTTTACTTTGTAATTCGACAATCTTTTTTTCAATAGTATCTGCGGTATTTAATGCAGGATAAAGTTGTTTCGTTATTTTGTCTAATTCATTTTCACTTTTTATAGCAGAATTGTATAAATCATTTAATTCTTTAGTTATTTTTTTTACATCGTCAATTAAAGCTAAATCTACCTTAACTTCTGATAGCTCAACGTTTTTTTCAAATTGTGCTAATTTGTTTAGGATGTTTTTGTTCATAATTTATATTTTATTTGTTTCATTTTTACCCGTTTGAACGTATTATATTACGCTCAACTATCTCTTGTGTTAGTACTACGTCTCCTTGTCCTTCTAGTGAACCGATGCCTTGAGCTTGTAGGCTACCGTCACAACAGTCTATATGGTAGGTTTCGTCTTCGCATAGGCAACCCCTTCCTGAGCTTTGTGGTGATGTTTTACTTTCTGTTTTCATTAGTAAACTTTATTTAAAACGAATACATCCGAGTAAATACTATTTTGTGCTGAATTGCTACTCCACTGTGCAGTCACATTTAACGTGTTTGCAATGGTAGTATTAAACGTAGTATCGTTGACCGTGTTAAAACCAAATCCCTCAGAAGTATTGTTCGATTGTTTAACGTGTAAGAAATTACCAATAGTCACAACAGACGCAGTTCCAGCTCCTCCTAATTGACGAATAGTAAAGTCTAAAGACAGTGACCAAACAGCATTAGTAGTTGCTGGCATTGTTTGTACTCCGCTATCAGCTAACACAACAGAACCAGCTTTTACTCTAATACGAAGAGTATCTCCATTCTTTGCCGACATTACCCCAGCAAAATGCGCTCTGAATGTGTCACCTACTTTAAATGCGTTTGCTGGTACAGATAAAGTTCCTACTCCTCCGTTAATTAATGTAGTCTCTGTAGTTGTTGCTGTTACTGCTACGCTATCTCCAGTCTGTGCAAATAGTCCGTAGTTTGTATTTGGAATTATCTCCTCTAATGTAGCAATTGTATAGCTTCCACTTGTTTTATCAGGAAATTCTAAAATCACAGCATTACCAGCACTGACATTCGTGTTTTTTAACAATGACTCAGCATCTCCATTATTCAATCCAAGTATTGCATCTTGACCAATAAAAGCATAAGTTCCATTTGGAACATTAGCAGTTCCTACAGCTCCTGAACTTATTTCAGAATAAAAATTATTTAAATCACCTACATATAATGTATTTGTAGTATCTGCTCCCACATCGGTAACAGCTTGCAAATTTGGAGTAGGTATATCAATAACCGTTTCACCTGAAACATCAGAAGCAGTTACTCCTGTGCCTTCAAATTTTAATACAGAGCGTCTAGGCAATTGTGTGGATTCGTCTTTTACTGTGGTATACGCTTGTATGTCGTGATTGTCTACTTTAATCCATGCACCACCCTCAAATATAGCCCAATCACCAACTTGCCAATCTGTGACCCCGTCTAAATCTGTAGTACCAGCCGTATTAACTATGTAAAAATCTCCTGTAGTACCTTCTCCACTTTCTAAAATAGGAGTGTTCGTTTCTGCGTTCCAAGTACCTTGATAAATCAATCCGTCAACTGGAGGGATATTGCTATCGTATATTCTAATCCATTCGATGCCGTTACCCATGTAAAGGATTTCATCCAAGTAGACTAACGCTCCTATCTCAGGAACATAACCTGTCAAAGTGCTTACTTCTTGTACTTGTGTTGTGTATTGAGTATTTCTAGTGTTTCTACTCATGGCTTAGATAATTGAATACCTCCCCATTCTAAACCTTCTCTATTACTTACACCAATATACAACTGTAAATTATCAACTAATACTAATGCACCTACCTCAGGGTTTAATGTTTCAAATTCTTCTCTAGTAACGCTTTGAATTTGTACGCTATATTGCGTATTTTGTATTCTTCTTCGTGAATTTTGTATTCGTCTTTCCATTATATTGATTTTAAAATGTTTATAATTTCGTCTATAACAGATTCGTCTTTTGATAGCTCAGTCTTACTTTCAAAATACCCCTCAATACTGAAGCCTTTAATCTCACCTTCTTTAACCTTACTCCAAACCTCGTCATTATCTACCTTCATAGATATCATCCAAGTCCCTACAGGCAAACTAAATCCGTACAGTTTAGATTTATCTTTGTCCTCATCTTCTATTATCCAACTCTCTACTACACTCATTCCGTCTATCTCTTTCATGTGTTCGTAGGTAGCGTTATTCTGCTTGTTACGCTTTAAGAATAGCTCTGAGGCTTTACGAATTGTTTGACTCGAGAAGTAAATGTAGAACTCTCCGTTCTCTTTATCTTTACGGTAAATCTGTTTGTTAGGAACTAATGCAGCACCCATCAATATTCGCTTCTCGTCATCTACAGATTTCAGCTCTACGTATTGACGGTTAAGTGCTACCCAATCCTCTTCTATTGCTGGTGAGTTAACAACAGATACAGCATATACGCCTTGTCTGTCGATTTCCTCATTCAAAACCATTTCTACTATCTTCATAACCTTTTAACTTTTAATGTCTATAATGTTGCGTTTTGTACTCTGTTTCTATCTAAGCTCTGAGCAGTTGTTACTTCGTTACTTACTACATACGCTTGTACTGGTTGCTGACCTAGTCCAGCTAATTGGTTAGCCGTGTTTCCACCAACTATATTGAACTCAGGAGTAGTTACAGAACCAGCTCCACCACTTGACGGAACAGAAACGCCTCCTCCAGCAGCAGCACCTCCTCCACCTTCAAATTTAGCCTTTGAGATTTTAGCAATGTTAGCAATACCAGCAGCTACAGCAATAGCAGCAAATACAGCTCCTAATATTGGGTTACCAGCAGATGCAAAAGCAGCCTGAGCAGATTTGTAAGTATCAATTGTAGCAGATGCAATACCAGCAGCTTTCTGAATATTAAAAGCTCTACGCTGTGACTTTTCACTCTTACCAGCAAATGCTCCAGCAAGTTGTCCAATCGCATCTAAACCACCTTTAACAGCATCTAGACGTTGACTAGCTAGAGCCTTCTCTCTTGCAGCTTGTTCATCTTTGTATTTCTTATCTACTGCAGCTAACTCTTCCTCTTGTCTAACTTTTAAAGCAGTAGTATCCATTCCGTACTGTTCAGCAACTGTAATAAGCTGAAAATACTTTTCGTTTACGGCATCTAACTCTAATTGGTTTTGAGATGTTGTAGCTTGTCTGTATTGTTCTGCAAATGCTTCCTCTGCGTCTAATGCTTCTTGTTGAGCTGCAGCTTGTTGTTCTGTTAACCTAGCTTGTTTCTCTGCTTCGGCTGTTAGTTCTTCCTGAGCATATTTCGTGTTTATGTTGTTTACTTCGTTAAGCTGATTCTCTTTTAAGATGGCAGTATCTTGCTTGTACTTTTGAGCTAACTTAATAAGCTCTTCGTACTTTTTATTTACCTCATAGACTTCACGCTCTTGCTCTGTCATATAAGACAAACGCTCTTGCTCAGTAAATTCATTCTGAGCTTCTCTCAATTGTGCTAATGCGTCTTTACGTTGTTGCGCTGCATCTGAAGCTCTTTGTTTAGCACGGTCAGCAGCAGCTTGTCTTTCCTCTTCTTCTTTTGCTTTTACAGCTTCATTCTCTTCCGTCTTTTGGCGAAGTGTGTCTAGCTTTATTTCATTTCTACGAGTGTTATTTTCTACCTTTAGTTTGTTTAAGTGGTTTTTAGTTTCGTTAACCTCCTTTTGATTGTTTCGTAATAACGCATCATATTGCTCTTGTGATGTTAGCCTAGCACCTAATGCTCTTTTATGTTCTTCAGAAGATAAAAAATCTAATCTTTGCTGCTGAATTTTAATCTGTTTATTCGTCTCTTTAATTAAATCTTCAGTACCTTCTTCTCTTATTCTAGCAATGTCTTTCTCACTTTTTCCTACAGCTTCTGCATAAGCAATTTCAGTATCTATCCGAGCTTCCATTTGCTGCTTATTTCTATCTATTGCAGCGCTTTGGTCATCAAAAGCCTTTGTTAGTTTCTTCTGTTCAGCTATCAATTGTTCTGTAGACTTGCCCATTCCATCAAATGCAGCAACAGCAGCAGCTATAACAGTAATCACAAGACCAATTCCTGTAAACATAAATGCTTTACTAGCGGCAGTCATTCCTTGAAAAGCAGTAACAACAGAAGTTTTTCTC